GACCAGACCCTACCATCATGTCGAAGGCGGCCTGCTTGCCTACAGGCAGGGTCAGCTCATTCCAGATGTACATCCAGTCACCATAGTGCTTGTCGATCAGCTGACCACCAATCTCAAGCTCTACATAGCTAACCAGGGCCTGGCCCACATTCTCCACCCACTTGAAGGTAGTGAAGTTCGTGGCTACAAGGCCGGCACCAGTGGCAACACTCACATCCACAGAGGGCAGAGTGGCCTGCAGGTAGACACGGCTAATCAGATCGCCGTTACGGGAGATCGTGCACTGAACACGCTTGCCAAAGTTGGCTACACCGTTAAAAGTCTGCTCGATGGACTCCATGGCGAAGTTCGAGTGACGACGGTACAGCTGCTTGAAAAAGGTCACCTGGGGGTTAGCCGTCAGGTATACATCTTGGGCACCATAGGCAACAAGCTGCATTAAACCACCACCGGACATTGCTTATACTTGACTCCTAGAAAATTATTTCGGGGATCCGGAATCTATGCTGTTAGATTTTCTAACACTATAGATCTGTGTATTTTATCATTTGCCTTTCGTTTGCTTTGTTTGCCTACGGCAAACTTAGCAAACTTAGCAGGCCCTTAAAGGAGGCAAAAAGTCAGAAAGTTTAGTTGCTGTATGCGAGGCCGCCCATACCAGACATTACACGGAGCACATTGTAGTTCACAGCGTAGATGCGGACCTTGGCCGTGTAGCTAGCGCCCACCGTGTTGTTCGTCAGCGTCAGCTGCAGGGTGGCGTTATCAATACGGGACATGTTGCAGGTGCCGCTGGGCTGGTGGTCCTCAGGATTCAGAGCAAAGGAGTACACGTTGATGCCCACTGCCGGGATGTTCGTGTGGTGCTGAAAGGGCTGGACCAGGTTAAAGTACGTACCGGGACGCTCAGAGAAACGGTCGTGGCCGTTCAGCTGGATCTTGGCCGACACGCAGGGGTTCACACCGGCCAGACCCTCTACACGGGTAATAGAGTAACCAGACTCCAGGGCGGCACGATCGAACCAATCGGAGTAGTTGAAAGGCTGCTGGCCCTTCCAGACATCCACAGATGTGTCGCAGGCCACAAAGCGGTCAGGCTGGACCACCCAGATGATCTCCTTGCATGGGTGGTTGAAGGACATCTTGATCTTGTTGGCAGAGCTCGTTACGGACTCATCGCCCGTGAACTGGAGCTGCTCAATCAGGTACTCGTGGGCCACCTGGGCGAAGCGGCGACGCTCCTCCGTATCCAGATAGATATAGTCCACGTACAGAGAAGCCGCGACCAGGCCCGTCTGGTTCACACGGTTAACGATCGAGGCACAGTTAGACCAGCACAGGTTCTGGATGGTGTTGAACTCGATGTTGAACTTCACCTCGTGGTACTGCAGAGCAATCAGAGGCAGGGCCAGGCCCGCATGACGATTGAACCAGAACTGAAGAGGGATATACATCGTGTACTCAGGGCTGCAGGAGCGGTCCTCATCGGCAGCGTGGGGCTCGCCACCGGCGCAGTCAGAGTCACAACCACCGTTGGGCACCTGCGAGATAATGTTCACCAGCGTGGGCACGTTACCCACCATCTCTGCATAACCGGCCTGCTTGCCAGCGGGGCGAGTCAGCTCATTCCAGATGTGCAGCCAGTCACCGTAGTGCTTATCAATCTTCTGGCCACCGATCTCCACCTCGACATAGTCGATCAGATTATGGCCCACCCAGTTCAGCCAGCGGAACTGGGCACCCTGAGGGTCAGCTGCCGTCAGAGACACCTGGGGTAGAGTTACCTGCAGGTACGTGCGGTGAATCAGATCGCCGTTACGGGAGATCGTACATGTAACACGCTTGCCAAAGTTGGCCACACCGTTAAAGGTCTGTTCGATAGACTCCATCGAGAAGTTAGAGTGGCGACGGTACAGCTGCTTGAAGAAAGTTACTTGAGGATTGGCCGTCAGGTATACATCCTGGGCACCATATGCCACGAGCTGCATTAAACCACCTCCGGACATTGCTTATAATCACCCGTTAGAAAATTTTTTAGACGGAACCGGAGAGGTTCCGAACTAGGGCCCCTTATCTAAAGCTCATCAGTAAAGTAAGATTATGTCTAATTTACATGATGTACTAGTCTCAGAGGAATTCTTTGCTTCATCCTTAGGGACCAGCACAAAGCCGACAACTCTTGAGGCCTATCATAAACAGACATTACAAGGATTCAAGGATAAGAGTGATACACTCGATACTCTGAAGCTACAGCTCGTCGCCCTAGAAAAGAAAAGGGTGGCAGCGGTCCAATTCTCCGATGAATGGCGTCAGGCAACAGAAGAGATTGATGTAGTATCCAAGGAGATCAAAAAAATTGAAACTGATGAGAGTCGTATAGACTACTTTCTGAACGTGGGTGATATGATGTTCCAGTATTATGATGCCCAGGAAACCGTGGCAGCAGGAACGAATGTAAATACATCAATGACACGAATGCCATCTAATTCGGTCCTGAGTTACTTTGTGGAAGAGACGCCTACCGAACCTCAGGTCAAGAATATGAGTAAGGGTCCTAAGGTCAAGGCTAGGGCCAAGGCAAGTGATATAGATTCTACCGATGGTCTGAATCGCGATAAGATGTTAGAACGATACCTTACTCTGATCGATCCTTCAGCAATTAAGAGCGGAATCCTTCCTGGGTCCGGTATTGAACCTGGATGGGGAACCTGTCCCGCCTGCGAGGTGGAGATGACCTTTTATCAGAACGAGGCCAAGCTCGGTTGTCCTGAATGTGGCCACGAGGAGTTTATTCTGATTGATTCTGAAAAGCCGAGCTATAAGGATCCGCCTCGCGAGATCACTTATTTTGCCTATAAGAAGATTAATCATTTCAATGAATGGCTGGCCCAGTTCCAGGCCAAGGAGAATACGGATATTCCCCATGATGTGATCGAGGCTGTTCTGGCTGAGATTAAGAAGGAACGCATTAATGATCCTAAGCGGGTCAAGAAGGAGAAGATTCATCAGATTTTACAGAAACTTAAGTTATCCAAGATGTATGATCATGTGCAGCAGATTAGGAATCGTATTCAGCAGCAAATGACTACTCTGGTTCTTTCCAGAGAGAATGAGGAACGTTTACAGTTCATGTTCAAGGAGATCCAGCCAGCCTTTATTAAGTTTTGTCCCAAGGGCCGGTCCAATTTCTTATCCTATCCGTATGTACTGAGTAAGCTCTGCCAGCTTCTGGAACTAGATGAGTTTCTACCTTGCTTTCAGCTCTTGAAATCGAGGGAGAAATTATATCAGCAGGACCAGGTATGGCAGAAGATTTGTGCAGAAATGGGTTGGCAGTTTATTCGGTCCATTTAGGATCTATATTCAAGTTGGAACTTTCTAAATGCATTCAAATCAGTAACTGACCAACGGATACCCCTACTTTTAGAATTTAAGGGATTTTTCCATATGTAGCCGACATCTTGAGCATACGGATGTTTTTTTGCTAGTGCTCGGAGGGCCAAGATACGCTCTTGCTTCATTTACTGTATCGAAATAAAAAATTTGACTCTTATGAACTGGTATAGGAAAGGTAAATGACCTCTTACAGTCGTGAATATCTGCAGGGCCTCGCACTAGAGAATAAGAAGAACGAGATTAGTTTGATGATCTCTCTCTTTATCGACGAGCTCAAGAAGGTAGCTGGATGTGGTTCAACACAGTATCTGGTTGATTTCAGCAATGTTAAGTTTGATCCTTATGGGGATCTGCTGAATCCTCAGGTAGGAGGAGGCCTGAGTAGTGTTCGGACCGTCCTATACTTTAAAACTCTAGAAGAGATGTTACCTTTCTTCCAGGAAAAGTTCCCATGCTGCTTCGTACGCACCCACGAGGAATGGGTCAATTCAACGCCCACTACTCGTACTCTTAAATGCGGAATCCTAATTGACTGGACCTAGTTGCGTAAGACTATACAAAACCTTTTCATTTCCTAACATAATGTCCTGCCCGCACTGTTCGGCACATAGTTTTCATCCTTTTGGTATCCAGGGGGATACCACTCTGGTCTATACGGCCCCGGCTCTTACGGTGGAAAGGGAGACAGCACAGACGCTTGGGAATCATAAGAAACACCTGGATACAATGAAGGGGCCCTGGGTCTGGATTATTGATTTTGCCAATATGGAAACCAAGCATTATACCTCCTTGGGCCTAACACAGAGTCTTATTAAGTTGCTGAATGCCGATCATCGCGAAAAGCTTAGAGGGATTTATCTCGTGAATCCGAATTTCTGGCTACGGTCTGTTATTCCGGCTATGAAGCCTCTGCTGAATCCGATCCTGCAGAGTAAGATTCATTTGTGTGAGACGAGTATCCTGGAGCTGGGTTCTGTAGTTGAACATAAGTGGCTGCGTTGTTTGGACCAGATTAGAATCAAGAATACGTAGTAATGGAGATCCCCATTATTCATGGGTGGTCTGAGAAGGTCGATGCAATTCATGCCTTTTTGACCAAGGGGCCATCGATGCTATTTATTACGGGTCTCCAGGGTGGTGAGGGAAAGAGATCGGCAACTAAGGAGGCAGTGGAACGATGGAAGAGTGATAACTTTGGTAAGATTATTTCTTTAAGTATCTGTGATGGCACTGGACTAGAGTATAAAGAGTCATACCTTAGTCTAGAAACAGGTGAGGTCAAGATTATTGTTCTCATCCGTGAATGGAATGAGCATTGGATAGCCATGGCCAAGGAATGGGGGGCGCAAACTGTACTTTTTAGACGACCCAAGATAGATGTCGTGTCCGTATAAGAATCTATTTGGTGAGGAACGGAAAGGGGCCCATTCGTATCGGTTCATGGACTTTGCAGTGGTTGATACAGTTCTAACATTTATCGCTGCGGGACTTCTGGCCTGGGTCCTTCGGACCCCGTATTGGCCTACGCTGCTTGTACTATTTCTGACGGGAATTGTGCTGCATCGGGCCTTCTGCGTAGAGACGACAATCGATAGGTTGCTATTCAAAACTTGACACTGCTATAACCTTGGGTATAAGGTTGTAGGAGACCGCCTCTCTCATTCCCAGGCCTGGGAATTCAGTTCTAGTAGCTCACTGCCACGTCGTGGCAGGATGCTATTAGGACTTAATTCCCAGGCTGGCGGCCTGGGAATAACGTTCTAGTAGCTCAGTTGGGAGCGCGTGGTGCATATACCCCTGTGTATACTTAAGGGTGAAAACCCCTTTGCTAGACTAGTATAGCATAGGCACGCCAAAGTCGCGGGTTCAATCCCCGCCTAGAACAACGCACCAATAATTTAGTGGTAGAATAAGAGATTTCCAATCTCTCAGTCCGGGTTCGATTCCCGGTTGGT